CGTAATCCCAATACCGGAGCAGATGGTGGGTTTGGAGGAAGGGCTGCAGTTCCTGGCACTGGTCTAATGGCTGGCGGTATGCAAATCCGTAAAGGTGGTCGCCCTGCTGTTATGAGGCAAGTACTGCCTGCTGCACCTGCTGCACCTGCTTCCGTAGATACTGGTGATGGTACTGGAACTGGTACTGGAACTGGTACTGGAACTGGAACTGGTGACGGCCTGAATGGATTTGATTTCGCTTCTTTCTTTGATGGACTGTTCGGCGGAATGGAAGAGCCTATGATGCCCGATATGCCGTCACTTGAAAGCTTTGCTCCTATTAGTGCTGATGTTCAAACACGTGATCCTCTTCAACTGGCAGCACTTGGTCAATCCTATGCTTCTGATATGATTCGTGCTAAGCAACGTCAAGCACAAGGTCGCCGTGCTTATATGCGTGGCGGTCAATCTACTGCAGGTGGCGGCTTGAGTCCTCTCGCTGCTCTCCTTAGCATTGGAGGCTTGACACTGTAATGTCTGCTAAAGAACGGTACGATTTATTGTACGGTGATCGCACTCAATATCTAACCATTGCGCGCAGAGCAGCCGAACTCACCTTGCCTTACCTTATCCGTGATGATGAAGAAGAGTACAAAACAGCTAAACCTCTGCCATCTCCTTGGCAATCAGTAGGTGCTAAAGGTGTTGTTACTCTTTCCTCTAAGCTGATGCTTGCATTGCTTCCTCCTCAGACTAGCTTCTTTAAGCTACAAGTGGATGAGACAATGCTTGGTCAGGAATACGGACCTGGTATTAAATCAGAACTTGATCTAGCATTTGCTAAGATCGAACGTACTATCATGGAATCCATCGCTGCTAGTGATGATCGTGTGGTTGTACACCAAGCATTGAAGCACCTTGTTGTGTCTGGTAATGCCCTGATTTACATGAGCAAAGATGGGCTTCGGCTGTATCCTCTCAACCGTTATGTTGTAGACCGAGATGGCGATGGTAACGTCATTGAAATTGTAACCAAAGAACGTATCTCCAGACAACTACTTGGAGACATACTTCCTAAATCTAAGCCTAATGAAGTTGGTAAAGACAAGCGTAGTGATCGTGATGAAGTAGACATCTACACACATGTTCGTCGTGATAACAATCGCTATGTCTGGCACCAAGAAGTAGAAGACACTGTTATTCCAAAGTCATTTGGTAAAGCACCTATTGATGCTAATCCCTGGCTAGCACTTCGCTTCAACTCTGTTGATGGTGAGATGTATGGTCGTGGTAGAGTAGAGGAATTCATTGGAGATCTACGGTCTCTTGAAGCACTCTCTCAGGCACTCGTAGAAGGCTCTGCAGCAGCAGCTAAAGTCGTCTTCGTAGTGTCACCCTCAAGCACAACTAAACCGCAGACGCTGGCCGCTGCAGGTAACGGTGCGATTGTCCAAGGACGACCTGATGACATTGGAGTTGTTCAAGTAGGTAAGACAGCAGACTTCGGTACTGCTTATCAGATGGCTCTTCAACTAGAGCGTAGGTTGTCTGATGCATTCCTCATTATGAATGTACGTGATAGCGAACGCACTACAGCTGAAGAAGTTCGTATGACACAACTTGAACTGGAACAACAACTCGGTGGACTATTCTCCATGCTGACTGTTGACTTCCTAGTTCCTTACTTGAACCGTAAGCTCTCGGTCTTCCAGAAGACTGGCGAGATTCCTCGTATTCCTAAAGGCATTGTCAAGCCTACTATTGTAGCCGGTATCAATGCATTAGGTAGAGGACAAGATCGGGAAAGCCTTAGTGCATTCCTGATGACTATTGCACAAACAATGGGTCCTGATGCTATTCAGACTTTTGTTAATCCTGAAGAGGTTATCAAACGTCTTGCTGCTGCTCAAGGTATTGATGTTCTCAACCTTGTTAAGAGTATGCAAGATGTACAGAATGAACAAGCACAGGCTATGCAGCAACAGCAGCAAATGGAACTAGTGAAACAAGCTGGTCAACTTGCCTCTGCACCTGCGAATGATCCATCTAAATATCCACAACCAAATGAGCAACCAAACACCCAACCGCCGCAGCCGGCGTAAACCCACTCAGGTTGAACCTGAACGTGATGTACGTGAAGTAGCACATCCACCTACTGATCGTCCTGTACTTAAGGTCGAAGATCCCAAGCCTAATAAGTACGAACCTTCGCCTAAGATTGGTACTCCCACTCTTGGTCGTTCACCCAACTATGTAACTAAGGTTGGTCTTGGTAATCTTAAAGTAACTACTGCACATGGCAACACTGACGTATGATCCCACACCTGCGGATCAACCTGAATTTACAGAAGCTGAACAAGAGGCGCTTGCCGTTGGTGAAGCTCAAGCTGCTGAAGAACAACAACTTCTAGCTGGTAAGTTTCGAGATGCTGAAGAACTAGAGAAAGCTTACATTGAGCTTCAATCTAAACTTGGCTCTCGAAACAACGAAGAAGAAGGTGGTGAACCTGAAACAGAAGAAGAGGTTAACCTTGAAGATGTTAGCCTGCTTGATGTTCTTTGGGAAGAGGCTCAAATTGGTGAGCTTTCTGATGAGACTAAGCAACAACTGTCTCAAATGAATACAGCAGAACTTGCTGCTGAGTATCTGAAGTACCGTCAACAAGTTGAAGGTAATCAACCAGATGACGTAGACATCTCTGAAGAAGATGTTGTTGAGCTTCGTAGTCTAGTTGGAGGAGACGAGGGTTATCAAGACATGATTTCCTGGGCTTCTGAAAACTTGTCACAAGAAGCTATCGAACGGTATGATAATGTCATGGCTAGTGGTAACTACGATGCTATGGCATTTGCTGTTGAAGCACTTAAATCTAAATACACTGAAGCTATGGGCGTTGAAGGACAACTCTTTAAAGGCAAGCCTGCTGCATCTAATCGTGACGTATTCCGTTCACAAGCAGAAGTAGTTCAAGCTATGTCTGATCCTCGTTATGAACGAGACCCTGCATATCGTAATGATGTGTATGAAAAACTTGAACGCTCTAATCTTCAATACTGATGACAGTTACCACCAACGAATTCGATCAACAAAACATCTTCGCTAAAGAACCACCCATGTACCACGATTCTGATTACACTGTGTCCCATAATGAACGAGCTGAACTGCTGAATGGTCGCCTTGCTATGCTTGGCTTCGTTGCAGCAGTGGGTGCTTATGTATTTACTGGTCAAATTATTCCTGGAGTATTCTAATGTCTTGCGGTAAGAAAGGTCACAAAGGTGGCGGTAAGAAAAAGTAATGGCTAAAGCTGGACTCTACGCTAACATCCATGCTAAGCGAGAACGTATCGCTAAAGGTAGTGGAGAGAAGATGCGTAAACCTGGTGCTAAAGGTGCACCTACTGCAGCTCAATTCAAGAAGGCTGCTAAGACTGCCAAGAAAAAATAGTATTGGCAAGTCCGTCAATACTGCGCGTGTATTGGCGGATTAGTTGGAGTAATCAATATTAAAGTTCTTCGCTTTATTATTATGATTCCTATTCTAACTACTCTGTCAGTCATTAGCTCATGGTATGGTCCTGGATTCCATGGTAACCTTACCGCTAATGGTGAACGATTCAATCAACAATCCCTTACTGCTGCGCACAAGACACTTCCATTTGGAACACGCCTACGGGTATGCTTCAAGCGGTGTGCCGTTGTTCGGGTAAATGATCGTGGTCCTTACATTCATGGTAGGAACCTAGATCTTAGTAAAGGTGCGGCTGATGCAATCGGTCTCACTGGCTCTGGAGTTGGACGGGTACAAGTAACTCGACTTAACTAACTTCAAATTATGACTGCTACACTCGCAGCTCCTAAGTCCCGAGTTAAACCTTGGGACTCTTTTTGTGACTGGGTAACCAGCACAGACAACCGTCTTTATATCGGCTGGTTTGGAACACTGATGATTCCGTGTCTCCTTGCCGCCACCATTTGTTTCATTATTGCCTTCGTTGCTGCACCTCCTGTAGACATTGATGGCATCCGCGAGCCTGTTGCAGGCAGTCTTCTTTATGGAAACAACATCATATCGGGAGCCGTCGTTCCGAGCAGCAATGCCATCGGACTACACTTCTACCCAATTTGGGA